ATGTGTGCCAGATGATTATCCTGTGATGACACAAATCAGTCCCGAACGTGCATGGCCTGCCCGCGAACAAGTGATTATACCATTCACACATCACAACAGCATTGTGGGGCATACTATCAGATTCCTGGATGATCGTAATCCACGCTACATAAATGACATGCAGCCGGGCTATGTGTTTGGTACAGACCTACAGCGACCAGACTGGACTCAGGTGATTGTGACCGAAGGTATCTTTGACGCACTCAGCATTGGCGGTGTTGCCTTGATGCACAATACCATAAGTGATGCTCAAGCTAGATTGATTCGCAATCTTGGTCAAGAAATCACAGTGGTGCCTGATCAAGATTCTGCAGGCATGGAACTTGTGGATCGTGCAGTAGAACTGGGTTGGGCTGTGAGCATGCCTGCCTGGGAAGATTGCAAAGATGTCAACGATGCTGTGAAGAAATATGGTAGACTAGGCGCACTGATAACTATCATGCAAGCTAGAGAAACCAGCCGAATCAAAATTGAATTACGAAAGAAAACTTTATTAAAAAGACTTCGGACTTTTTAATAATTGTAAACAAAGTAAAGAGAACACATAATATGGCAGCTGATTATAACGTAGAAGTACAAAAATTATTCCTAGAGATGATTTTGTGCGATGCTACTTCATACACCCGAATTTCAAATATCTACAATCCAGAAAATTTTGATCGTAGCGTAAGACCTGCGGCTGAATTTATCAAGACACATAGTGTGGATCACAGCACCTTGCCCACCGCTGCGCAGATTGCTGCAACCACAGGAATCAAACTACAACATCTGGATGAATTCAACGAAGGTCACTATGACTGGTTCATGACTGAATTTGAAGCATTTACACGGCGTCAAGAACTAGAACGTGCCATTCTAAAAGCAGCAGACTTGTTGGAAAAGGGCGACTATGATCCTGTGGAGAAACTGATCAAGGATGCTGTGCAGATTAGCTTGACCAAGGACATGGGCACAGACTACTTTGCAGATCCAGCAGCACGTATCAACAAGTATTTCAACTCAGGTGGACAAGTGTCAACGGGCTGGCCACAGATGGATCGATTGCTGTATGGCGGATTCAGTCGTGGAGAGCTGAACATTTTTGCAGGCGGTTCGGGCTCGGGCAAGAGTCTTGTGATGATGAACATTGCACTAAACTGGTTGCAGCAGGGCATGAGTGGCGTGTATATCACGCTAGAACTATCAGAAGAACTTACAAGTTTGAGAACAGATGCCATGCTCACAAACATGAGCACCAAGGAAATACGCCGTGATATTGATTCAACAGAACTCAAGGTCAAGATGGTGGCAAAGAAATCTGGACAGTATCGTGTGAAGGGCTTGCCAGCACAGAGCAACGTGAATGACATTCGTGCATACTTGAAAGAAGTGCAAATTCAAACCGGCATTAAGGTGGACTTTGTGATGGTAGATTATCTTGACTTGGTGATGCCTGTGAGTGCCAAGGTCAGCCCCAACGACTTGTTTGTGAAAGACAAGTATGTGAGTGAAGAATTGCGTAACTTGGCCAAAGAACTGGGCGTGTTATTGGTAACAGCCAGTCAGTTGAACAGATCAGCAGTGGAAGAAATGGAATTTGATCACAGCCACATTTCAGGTGGTATCAGTAAAATCAACACAGCAGACAATGTGTTTGGTATCTTTACAAGTCGCTCAATGAAAGAGCGTGGCAAGTATCAGATACAATGTATGAAATCTCGAAGCTCGACCGGCGTTGGTCAAAAAATTGATTTGGAGTACAACATTGAAACGATGCGCATTACTGATGAAGGTGGGGACGAAAACGGCCACAACAAACCACAAAGTTCAATCATGGATTCAATCAAGGCCCGTAGTCAAGTCGCGGCTGCTGACAGCGGCAGTAGTTCGCAGCCCTGGGAAAAGCCCAGACCACGAGAAGGTCATGATCCCTTGAGTGGTCGAGTCACAGCAGATGTGCAAAGCAACAAACTCAAGCAGTTGCTGGGTCAGATCAAAGCGTCATAATGAAATATCAATTTATCAATCCTGATACTAGATCAATTGATACGGATGTTGATTTGTTCATAATGCCGGACCATATGCCAGAGGTACGATTTAAATCGGGGCAGGCTCTAGTCAATGCTAGACTAGAGTATTTTGGAAAAAATACCATAGTAGATCTTTTTAACAATCAATCACTGAATTATACCAATTATTTTTTTGTGTTAGATTATGTTAATCTACAAGGATTTGATAGCTGCTCATTTTTTTATCCTGCATTCTTTTTAAGAACAGTTGTTGATTATCAAAAGTTTGTACCAGACTATGTGATTGATTTTTCAAAAAAACAGCATAGTGTTAATTGTGCAATGAATAAACTGCGATCATCGCGACTTATTGTTAGTTGCTGGTTTTGCAACAACACTGTAGATGGATTACAATATACCCAATCTTGGACCAGTAGTGACTCACATGCAATACAAATTTTAGATGAATTGTTTCAACTTGGTGGGCTAGTGGATTGGACACACGAATATGGCCCAATGATTAAAATGCTGGATAAAAAATGGCTTAATTACAGAAATGCTAGACCAGAACATTATCTATCTAACACATCCAATGAGAAAAACTTTTTTCTCAGTGAGGTCAAAACAATGTTTGATACCACTGCTATTAGTATTGTATTGGAACCAGTTTTTTGGGAACACGGCAGCATGATAACTGAAAAATATGTTCATGCTGTGTATGGAGGAACTATTCCATTGATTAATGGATATAAGATTTACGATGTGTTATCTCAGTTGGGATTTGATACGTTTTCAGATATCATTGATACCAGTAGTCAATATGAACTTGATCCTGTATTGCGAGTATGGAACATGTTAGAAAAAAACAAAGATGTATTTTCACAATGGAAAAATTTAATATCAGATCAATCCATTCAAAATAGATTGATCAACAACTTAAATCTGTTAAAAACTCCTGATGTCCTGTTCCGTAATATTATAAAATTAAACACCATTGACTCCTTGAAAAAAGCAATATCTTTTACCCAACCATTGGTAGAAAACAAATTTTTATATGCAGACATGCTAAATGTTTATAGTCAAAACCAATAAATAAGTCAAAGGCCTTACCTATATGCAGAAACGCACCCGCAGTTTGTTGGAAGAATTGGATTCTATGTATATTGAGCGCGAGCGCGATCTAGTGATTGAGAGTCGTGCATCAAATGTCATAGCCAGCGCCATCAATTTACTGGAGCAAATTGATGCCACATATACACCTGAACAAGCAGAAAATCTCACACGTAAACTGCTGAATTCTATTCGCACCCGGGACGCAGGACGTTTTGCTAGAACCGTTAGAAAAACACCAACAAGCACATAAACTCAACAGGATCAAGATGAAAATTTTCGAAGGCGGCAATGTATTCAAAGACTCTCAAGGCCAACCACTGACACAACGTATCAATCAAGCCGATGTTGCAGCTACTATTGCATGGGTAGAGCAAGTTACGGGTATCAAATTTCCTGAAGATCGTTGGCTGGGCAGTACTGGCCGCAAGGCCACATCCGGTGATCTGGATCTGGCTGTGGATCTTGGAGAGACAACCAAAGAACAACTAGCAGGCGTACTGACACAATGGGCCACAAGTCAAGGACTTGACCCACGTGAATGGGTTCGTAAATCAGGTGAAGTACATCTTAGAACGCCCATCGGCGGAGATCCTAACAACGGATTTGTGCAGACTGATTTTATGTTCTTTCCCAACCTGGACTGGGGCACATTCTACTATGGTGGATCAGAAGGATCGGCCTACAAGGGCATGAACCGTAATGTGCTGCTGAGCAGTTTGGCCAAACAAGCCGGCCTCAAGGTAGGTGCCAATGGCATGATCAGTAGAACCACAAATGAACTGGTCCGAGGTGGACAGGATCCAGATTATGTATCTGCGGTACTGCTGGGTGGAACTCAAGATCGAGCTGCGTTAAAGAATGTAGAATCAATCTATGCTGCTCTGGCAAAGGACCCCGACCGTGATGCCAAGCTCAAAGACTTTCGTGAATATCTCTCACGTGAAGGTCTCAAAGAACCCGAAATGCCTGTAAAAGAAAATGATGTGAACTTCTTGGCTAGACTGCGGGACAGAATAGTAAACCAAGGCATGCAGCAATTGATCGAAGCCAAGCCCCTGTATCAGATATACGAACAAGAGCCCACTGCGGTGGGCGGCCAAGCCAAGGGTATTGAGCATCTAGAAGACTATGTGTTCCGTCAAGGAACCGCGGGTGTTGACCGTGCGCTGGCCATTGCTGATTCTTTTTACAAACAGCCCAAACAAGGGTCAGTCAAATGGGACGGAAAGCCTGCTGTGGTATTTGGTCGCAAGCCCGAAACTGGGGAATTTGTGCTCACAGATGATGCAGGATTCGGTGCAGTCGGCTACGATGGCCTGTTTACCAGTACCGATGCTGTGGCAGACCACATGGCACAGCGTGATGCCAATGCTGCTGCCAAAGGCAACCAGGCCACTCGAGTACAAACACTGTTGCCAGTGTATCAGAGCATCTGGCCATATCTAGAAGCTGCTACTCCAGAAAACTTTCGTGGCTATGTCAAGGGTGACCTGTTGTACAGTCCCGAAAAGCCCTGGGAAATAAATGCAGGTCTTGTGGAATTCAAACCAAACACTGTGGAATACCGAATTCCAGTTGCCAGCAAACTGGGCAAGGACATTGCAGGATCTCAAGTTGGCGTTGCTGTGCATACCATGTACGAAGATGCAGGAGCTGCCAAGCAGCCACTCAGCAGAGTCAAGTTTAATCCTGTGCCTGGCCTGTTGTTGATCGAACCAATCTATGCCAAGCCTGTAGAAACAGCAGATCCTATCGTTAAACAAATCAAGTCACTGTTGCGTCAAAACAAAGCAGTCATGAACACCTTGTTCAATCCTGCTGAATTACGGGCCATGAAAATAACTGACCTGGCCAAGCTGGCAATAGACTACATAAACAAACGTGTGGATCCAAATCATGCAGCCTATACCGGCAATTTCAGTGATCTTGTTCCGGGATTCTTGTCCTGGTTGCAACAGACCCAGACACCGCAAAAGTACAACAACATTCTGCAATATCTGCGCAGTCCTACCAGCAACGAACAGGCCTTGGCTGCTGCCTTTGTGTTGTTTGAATTGCTGCATGATCTGAAACTGGACCTGTTGACCAAACTGGATGCACAAGTGCCCGGCAATGAAGGATGGGTGTTTGCAACCCCTGCAGGCTATGGTAAAGCAGTAAATCGCTTTGATTTCACAGCCAGAAACAAAGCTCGAAACAACCCGCCAACACCGTAATTTTTTGCCAGATTCATAAATAAGAGTAGGGCAAGTAGCCCACTTTTTAGGAGATTTTAAAATGGCAATTTTTACAAAAACAAACGGCACGAATCAACCAGTATTCAATATGGATACAGCCAATGGCAACATTGGCGGAACAGCTAACATTGCTGCAACTGGTTCAGTTAACTTCCAAGGTCCCAAGCTGGATTTCTTCAGCTTGGTCGCTAACGGTAGTTTGACTACTTCTGGCAACGTCAATGGCTACATCAACAACATTATCCAAGCAATCCAGACCAAGGGTACTGTGGCAATGTATCAGGTTAGCCCAGCAGCACCAACAGTGTTGAACTTGGCTATCTATCCAACAGGCGCATACAGCAATGTCACATTGCTGGCCACTGCTAACACCAGTGCCACAGTGTCTTCAGGTGGTCAGGACATCCAGTTGAATTCATGTGCAGGCAACGCTGTGTTCACCACAAGCGCAACCAACTTTGCTCCTGTCTAATCTTAGATAGCAGTAAAAAAATCAAAGCCCCGGTTTATTTCCGGGGCTTTTTTTTGGCCGTAAATACCTCATGGCATATAGTATTTGTGTATTGACTGATTTTGATTGTAGACCCACCGGTGTCACAGGACATTTTCGAACAAACGTCTTGCCGTTTGTTGATCGAGCTGATCAACCAATAACAGATTTCGAATCCTGGAACAGCAGTAGAAATCAACAGCGCAACTGGGAAACCATACTGCAATTGATAGGCCTGTACACACAGCCGCAGCACATATCTGACATACGAATGCAAAACGGTCGTTGGGAATTTGAGTTCGAAACAGAGTTTGATGATGTGTTTCGACTCAACAACGACCCGGTGGGCTTGCTCAAACAGGCATGCCGCGGAGTTCCAATCATCAACTATGTTCAACAACAACTGACCACACTGCTACAGCCAGACGTGAACATTTGGTTCTATCCAAAAGGTCATAAATAATTCATGGACACAACAGAAATTGAAAAGAAGAGCCTGGAAGCGCACGTGGAGCTCTGTGCCGAACGTTATCGCCATCTAGAACTACAACTAGATTCTGCCAATTCTTCTATCGGACGACTGAAAGAAATGACAGAAGAAGTGCATAGCATGCTGCATAAAATTGTGGACAATCGAAACAATCAGTTGATAAACTGGGGGCTTGGATCCATTGGGTTTTTGTTGGCCACTGTTGGTTGGCTGTTGTCGCACTACGTATTCAAATGAAAGCCAGCCGTAAATTGGCTGCCCTAGCCGAAAGGGAACTCCCCCA